GATAGTAGTACCAACAGTGTCTTTGGTTCGTCAGATGTACAGTGACTTTAAGGACTACGGATACAAAAAAGAATGTAAGCTCATTAGTGCTGGAGTTGATAGAGAAGTTATCGATGAAGACGTTACTATTACAACGTGGCAGTCAATATACCAGATGCCAAAGAAATGGTTTGATCAGTTTAATGTAGTGATAGGTGACGAAGCTCATCTATTCAAAGCAAAGTCTCTTACTACCATTATGACGAGGTTAAGTGATTGTAAGTACCGGTTTGGATTTACTGGTACACTAGATGGTACAGAGACACATAAGTTAGTATTGGAAGGTTTGTTTGGTACAGTTAAGTCTTTTGTAAAGACCAAGCAGCTGATTGAAGGTAACACGTTAGCAGACCTCAAGATTAAGATACTTGTATTGAAGTATAGTGAGCTGACACGTAAAGCTCATAAAGAGGATAAGTTCCATGACGAGATGGACTTTCTCACACAGAATGATAAACGAAACAACTTTATATCAAACCTGACACTATCATTAGAAGGAAACACCTTAGTCCTGTTTAGCTTTGTAGAGAAACATGGTAAAGTACTGTATGATATGGTCAGCAGTAAAGTTGCAAAGGGTCGTCAGGTATTTTTTGTATTTGGAGGAACAGATGCCGATACCAGAGAGAGTATCCGTGCCATCACGGAGAAGGAGTCGAACGCAATCATCATTGCTTCTTACGGAACATTCAGTACTGGGATTAACATTCGCAATCTTCACAACATCGTGTTTGCTAGCCCTAGCAAGTCTCGGATTCGCAATCTACAGTCTATTGGCCGCGGGTTGAGAAAGAGTGATAGTAAGACTGTTTGCACGTTGTACGATATTGCAGACGATCTTCAATACAAGAAAAGTGTAAATCATACACTAAGACATTTGTATGAACGTGTTAAGATTTACAACGAAGAACAGTTTGATTACAAGATGTACAAAATTAAACTAGAGAACTAACTTATGGCTAAAAAAAGAGCAAACTATATCAACAACCCTGACTTCCTTCAGGCGATGATTGAGTATCGTGAGAAGGTCGCCGAGGCCAAAAAATCTGGGAAAACTAAGCCTCAAGTACCTCCATATATTGGTGAGTGCTTTATGAAGATCGCTACAAGGTTGTCTCATAAACCAAACTTTATCAACTACTCGTTTAGAGATGAGATGATCTGTGATGGTATTGAGAACTGCATGCAGTACATCGATAACTTCAATCCAGAAAAGTCAAACAACCCGTTTGCTTACTTTACTCAGATCATTTACTTTGCTTTCCTTCGTCGTATTGATAAAGAAAAGAAGCAGCTGTATATCAAGTTCAAGATGTCTGAAAGACTAAACATCGATGAGGCTACAAGTGATCGTCAAGACCATGACTCTGATGTTGACTTCAACGATGGCATTAAGAATGACGTAGACAGTCAAGAATACATCGATAACTTTATCAAGTCGTTTGAAGATAGTCGTAAGAGTAAAAACAAGAAGGCAAAGAATGAAGAAAAAGTTTAAGCATGCTTATATTGATGTAGCAGAAAGATTTAGTCGGCTGAGTCACTCACAAAAGTTAAAGGTCGGCGCCATCATTGTTAAGGACAACCGTATTATCAGTATTGGTTACAACGGTATGCCTTCTGGTTGGGATAACGTATGTGAAGAGCCTGTAATGGAAGATGACATATACGAACCCAAGTATTTCTACAAGTCTAAGAAAGAAGTTTTGCATGCAGAAAGTAATGCTATTGCAAAGGTTGCCAAAAGCAATGAAAGCTGCGATAATGCTACGTTATTCTGTACACATGAGCCATGCCTTGAGTGTGCAAAGCTAATCCTACAGAGCGGTATTACCGCAGTATACTACAGGAATGCGTATGACTCTCTCAACTACGGGAGTGGTATTGAGTTCCTTAAGCAGTCAGACATATATGTTGAGTTAGTAGATGAAGAAGGATTATCTTAGTCACGCATTGGATTTGATTGCCCGTGGATACCCCGTCCCTACATCTGATCCGGATCTACTAGCAAAAATGCTAGAAGACAAAGACCAAAGTGTTATAAATAATAAAAACACTTTGGAGAATGAAGGTGACAAGAAAGGAAGCAATAGAGAAGGGTGAGACTCAATACCACGGCAAGCCTTGTAAGACCTGTGGTGACACACTAAAATATGTTACTGGATACAACTGCGTTGCCTGCATTGCTCAAAGGACCAAGGACCGAGACCCTGAAGTATACAAACGATACATCAAGTCCGAAAAAGGACAGAAGTGGTTGAAGGAGTTTCGTCGTAGTGAAACGTGGCATAATGTACAAAACAAATGGAATCGCAAGTCTGGGTTCAGTAGAGAGCAACAAGCTCGCCGCCGCAAACAAATTGTTGACTCGTATGACAAACTTACGGATAATGACAAGTTGCGTATTAAAGAGATATACGCTGAGTCAGCCAGGCTCAGCTGCGAAACTGGTATAATGCATCACGTAGACCACATCACGCCTTTATTTGAAGGTGGCCAACATCATCCGTCTAATCTGCAGATACTTACTGATGAGGAACATTGGATAAAGTGTGCAGAAGAGAATGAAAGGAGACAATCTTGAAGCTGGCTCTTTTGACCGACACTCATTTTGGAGCTCGCAACGACTCCCAGGCTTTTGCCAAACATTTTTATCAATTTTATCATAAGGTGTTCTTTCCATACCTAGATGAACATAACATCAAGACCGTAGTTCATTTAGGTGACATAGTAGACAGACGTAAGTACATCAACTATACGTCTGCTAGGCTTCTTCGTGAAGCACTGATCAAACCGTTACATAAACGTAACATCGAAGCTCATTTCCTCATTGGTAATCACGATACTTACTTCAAAAACACCAATGAGATCAACTCTCTCAACGAGCTGTACTCTAACAACAGCTATCCCAATATCCACATCTATGCAAACGAACCTCAAGCAGTAGACTTTGATGGATGTGAGATTCTTCTTACTCCTTGGATCTGTAGTGGCAACTATGAAAGGTCTATGGAAGTTATCAGTAACACGTCAGCACAAATATTATTTGGACATCTAGAACTTAAAGGGTTTGAGATGTACAAGGGAGCGATTAATAACCATGGATTTGACAGCACTGTTTTTAGTAATTTTGATATCGTGTGTAGTGGCCATTTTCACCACAAGTCTACTGTGGGTAATATTAACTACCTTGGAGCCCCTTATCAAATTACTTGGTCTGATTACGATGACCCTCGTGGTTGGCATATTTTTGATACAGATACTCGTACCTTGGAGTTTATCCCTAATCCAATGACGATGTTTGCAAAGATTCATTACGATGATAGCAATACTACAATGGAGCTGGTAGTAAACCAAGACTTTAATCAGTACAAAGATAAGTATGTAAAAGTAATCATTCGTGAAAAGACTAACCCATACTGGTTCGATATCTTTATCGACAAACTAGAAAAGGCTGGTCCTCATAATGTACAAGTTGTAGAAGATCATCTACATCTTGACCTCGAGTCTGACGATGAGATTGTCAATGAAGCTGAAGATACAATGACTATCCTGTCAAAGTATATCGATGCTTTAGACATTAGTACTGACAAACAACTTGTTGAACAGACAATAAAAGACCTGTATAATGAAGCGCTTACAATAGCGTAACACTCTATATGATTCTATTCAAATATATTCGATGGAAGAATATTCTGTCTACTGGCAATAGCTGGACAGAAATAAAACTCAACAAATCCAAGTCGACGTTAATTGTAGGGGAGAATGGTTCTGGTAAGTCCACCATTCTTGATGCGTTGTCGTGGTCCTTGTATGGCAAGGCGTTTCGCAAAGTCAATAAGGTACAGATGATAAACTCTATCAATGGCAAAGGTGCTGAAGTACAAGTAGAGTTTATGATTGGTAAAGACAACTACCAAGTGAACCGTACTATTAAGAAGTATGGGTCGTCGATGTTTGAGATACTAAAGAATGGTAAGCTAGTAGATCAATCTGCCAACTCTCGTGACTACCAAGAGCATCTGGAACGTCAGATACTGAAGATGAATCATAGATCGTTTTGTCAGATTGTAGTACTAGGTAGTGCTACGTTTATGCCGTTCATGCAACTGTCAGCTCAGCACCGAAGAGAAGTGATTGAGGATTTGCTGGACATTGAAATCTTTACTACTATGAACACTCTACTCAAAGAAAAGGTGTCTACTAATAAAGATAGTCTACAGCAAGTTGTATACGATACTGACATCCTAAACGAAAAGATTGATCTACAGAATCAATACTTAAAGACTGTCAAGGATGATAACGATAAACGTATCCAACAGCATCATGACAAGATAGATAAGTCTCGTAGCGAGATACGTGACTACGAACAGCAGATCGAAGAACTGAATAATCAAGTACTTAATCTAAGTGAGCAGATTGCAGACAAGGACTCTGTATCTAAGAAGAAGAAAAAGATCGAGCAGTTGGAATATAAGCTCAAAGATAAGATCGCATCGCTAGAGAAAGAAATACAGTTTTATGATAACCATGACAACTGTCCTACGTGTAAGCA